TCAATGGGGATTATGTCTAAACCCTTGAAGAAAGTTCCCGGTAAATTAAAGCCGTTGAAGCCTTATAAAAGACGCAAGAAATAGTTATAAATACACGTATGGCAGGAGAAAGTTTATTTAGAGAACTCGAGATTGAAGCGTTCCGCGCTGGTATTACACCCCGGACAAAGCAATCTATTGAGTGGTTTCGGAACAAAGCACGCGAAATGTTCCGAGGCAGAACCGTCGGTAACCGCAATAAGATTATGCAAGACGATGCATTAGATCTTAGGAATAAACCGATAACTAAAACTGGATTGCTTGGAAATATGTACATGTACTTCTATGATCCAAAGCATAAAGACACTCTACCATATTATGATGGATTTCCTCTGATCATTATGATGGGCCCGGCAAAAGGTGGATTCTATGGATTGAATCTACATTATTTGCCACCAACTCTCAGAGCCAAACTTCTTGACGTAATACTAGGAAATGATAACGCAAAAATTCCACAGAAATATATTGCACCAGCAATGAAGCATTATTTGTTCAAACATGTCAAAAGCAGATTTGCTCTAGTTGACAAACCTGAATGGGAAATCGCTACATTCCTTCCAATGGCAGATTGGAATAAAGCAAGTGCTAATTCAGTTTATAGAGATTCGAGGAAGAAGTTAAGAGGATGAGCAGCGTAGACACATTAAAATTAGCTATCACTGCTGGACTAGGACTGGCTCGTACAAACAAGTTCATGGTTAGTTTACCATCAATTGGCGGTGGCACCGGAGTACTTGGAGCAATCACAGGTGCTCTTGGTTCAGCACAACGAAATATTCTTTGTACAAACGCAACTCTTCCGGGTAAACAAATGTTGACTCATGAACGTCGAGTTGGTATCGAACAGCAAAAAGTAATGTATGGTTATGCTATGGATGATGTGACTCTTCAATTCATGGAGACTTCAACACTTCCGATTCGTAATTATTTTGAAAGCTGGATTGCAACAATGCATGATACTTCTCCCGGAAATCAGGACAAGAACGTTGTCAATTATCCGACTGAATATAAGAAGAGAGTTACCATTCACCAATTAGCAAACCCTATTCCATTTGGTCGTATATCTCTACCACTTGGAATGAATCCGCAGATTTCAACTTATTCTTGTGCGCTAGTTGACGCATTTCCGACAACATTGAGTCAAATTGACTATAGTAATGATCAAGACGGATTCGTAACATTCAGTGTTACGATGTCTTATAGATTTTGGGAAAGAGTACCAGCTGGTCAGCTTTCTCTTGGATATGGCCTTTAAGGAGTAAATTATGGCACTACCGCGACTAAATGATGTACCTGAGTATGAATTGACGGTACCTTCGACTGGACACTCTGTTGGCTTCAGGCCATTCTTAGTAAAAGAACAGAAAGTCCTTATGATTTCATATGAATCAAAAGACGTAAAACAAATTTTAAAAGCAGTTTTGAATTGTATTCAAGCGTGTGTTAAAAATATTGATGTTGGTAAATTAGCAACATTCGATGTTGATTATATCTTTACACAGATCCGATCAAAGTCTGTTGGTGAAACTAACGATGTTATCATGAAGTGTACAAACTGTGGTCATGAAAATAAGCTAACTATCAATTTAAATGAAATCAATATTGATGTTGAAAAGAAAGATATGACTATCGAGCTCAATGACACATATACATTGAAAATGAAATATCCTACTTACACTGACATCATTGGTGATAGAGTTCTATTAAACGATAAACGTACTCAGACTGAACAATTACTTGCTACACTTCGTAATTGTATGGAAGCAATTCAGACTGAGGAAGAAAATGTTATATTAAAAGATGAAACAATTGAAGAGATCGATGATTTTATTTCGTCATTGAATGATGAACAATACGGAAAGATTGCAGACTTTGTTTCTAATGTACCATCGATGAAATACCAAAAGAAATTCAATTGTGAAAAATGCGAAAAAGAAAACACATTAGTAGTGGAGGGACTGCAAGATTTTTTTTCATAAACCTTTCTCATGATACTCTAGAAAATTATTATCAAACCAATTTTTTATTAGCTCAAGAGCACCAATATTCGTTAACTGAACTTGATAATATGATACCGTGGGAGAGGGAAATCATAATCTATATGCTCATACAGCATATGAAAGAGAAGAATCAGCAGCAGCAATAGATGGCAAATTTAAAAGCAGTAAATGAAACTCTATTATCGCAGAATGAAATTCTGAGAGATACTCAGAAGTCTGTTCTTTCGACGAATAATCTATTGTCTAAAACTCTAGAATCTCAACTTAAAGCTGCTTCAATGGCTAAGTTGAAAGATCTTGAGAAAGACAGAGAAGGCGGAAGATTTTCTCGAGTTGCTGGTGGATTAAGTGCTGCTGGTGGAGCTATTAAAGGTGGCGCAGAAAAAGGTTTAGGTAATATTCAAGGAATGCTTGGTAAAATAGGTAGTTTCTTGACACCTGCTGCTCTAATGGCTCTTCCCGGAATTCTTGCCGGTGTTCTTCTTAAACGTGGTATTCCAGCTCTTGCAGTTGGCATCTTTGCTGATGAGATTGCAGGATTTTTGCTTGGTCCAGAAGCTTCTGCCGAGATGAAAAACCAAGTTACTCGAGCAATTCAAGGTGGTGCTCTTGGTTCTCTTCTTGGTAAAAAATTCGCTCTAATTGGTGCCGCGGCTGGATTCTTAATTGATGATGAAGTTGCGGCACAGTTATTAGAACTCGGTAAATCATTTGGTAATTTACTTGGTGCTGATATAGCAAACTTAGATGACCTTAAAGGTGTTATGCTGAGCATCGGCACTTTCCTTCGTGAAACTCTTAAAGGTGGTTTAGACGGAATTAACGATCTACTCAATGGGCGAATTGCTGAATTTTTTGGAATAGGCGAAGGTGAGAACAAAGTATTTAAGACTTTAGGTTTGATTGCTGGATTAGGATTAGTTCTAGCTCCGGGTGCTACTCTTGGAGCTATGGGATTCTTAGGAAAGAAAACACTAGGACTTGGGATTAAGGCTTTAACACTTCTCTGGGGTAAAGTTCCAGCTGTTTTAAGAGGATTAGGATTATTGGGTACCGCAATTACCGCATCTGCTGGAGTCGGAACAGCAGGCGCGGCTGGAGCAGGTGCAGCAGCATCACGTGGCGGTACGTTATTAAAAATTGCTGGAGGCATGCTTAGGTTTGCTGGACCGCTTGGAGCTATTATTGGCATTGCAACGATAGGTTATGCAGTCGGTGAGTGGTTTAAAACTACTGAAATGTATAAAGATCTGGCCGAGGCTCAAAAGAAAAGAGAAGATGAGTCTGTTACATTTAATAAAGTTCAGCAGGCACAGTTAGATGCTGGAGCATCTCCAGAAGATGCAGCAACTGTTGCGCGCTTTGCCACTAACGCTGGGCAAGGGCAAGACTTTACTCTACAAGCAAAAAGTACAGACACCAAATTTAGAACTGGCGAGTTGATCGGCAGTGATACATTTATGGCGCGAGTAGCACAACTTGAAAAATTTGAAAACCTGCAGGGTGCTGATAAGTTTGCTAAAACTTCAATGGGTAAAGAACTAGAAGAAAGAAGAGCAGCATTACTAGCTCTTCAAAATCGCGAAGCAGCAATGAAGGCACCAAAGCCAACATCTGGAGAAAGCCTTAGAAATGAAACTGCGCTTGGTAATGCACCACCCGGCCAACCAATGATTGTTGATGGATCTACCAATACAACACAGAATATTCGTCAGTCAAATACTACGCTTTCTGCTCCACCACCAGCTGCTGGTCAAAGCGATGATTACTCAGGCGCACTCAATAGTCGTATGAATCTTTCTACGAGTGGATACCTGAACTAAAAGATATACATTACCCAGTTCTCAGCGCAGTCTTCAGCGTATCGTTCGCTATGAAGCACACCATCTGTTTCCATCTTACGTGTTTCGACAACTACGTCATCTTCTAATAGATCGACGAACCATCCATCTTCATCAGATGTCTTGAAGACGATAGCCTCGCGGCTACCGTCATCAGAATAAAAGTTGTGGTGATCATCCCTCACTTGCTAATCTCGCAAAGTATGACATGGTATCGTCGTCATCACTGGCTGGTACAGACTCAGCAGTGACTGGTTCCATTGGAGCAGGAGCTGGCTCATTCATTTGAGCTTCTTGTCTCATTGTAGGAGCACCTGAACTTACTGCTTCTTCTCCAAGAACTCGGCTGAGTTTGGTTTTAAGCTCATCGTATGTTTTGTAGTTCTTTGGATCGGAGAACTCACTGAGATCATGTAGTTGGTTATAGACTGCTTCCAACTTGGCTTCGTCTCCATCATAGAGACCAGTTGAGCTTGAAAACTCTGACTTATCATAATTACGGTATCCTTCAACATTACGAATTTTTAGTTTAAAGTCAGCACCTTCCCAGAAGTCAAAAGGATTAACCGGACTTTCATCAGCAAACTCTGGCTGCATAGAATCCATGATTTTGTCAAAGATCTTCTTACCAAACTTGTAAAGCATTACTTTACCTTCGTTAGATGGATTTGAAGGATCTTGTACAATAAGCACATTGACTACATAATGGAGTCTACGTTTTTGATCACGGGCTCGGTCTTTGTCTGATTCGATACCAGAGTTCCAAAGGCGTGAGTTAAGTTCCCCGACTGGATCAGGTTGACCAATAGAAGTAAGGCTGTTTTCGATATACCAAAGACCGGTTGGTCCTTTGAAACCGTGGTCCCAGTAACGAACCCATGGGAGGTCCTGACCTTCGGCTGATGGGAGGAATCGGAGGACGGCATAACCATTACCTGCTTTATCTACTGTGGGTTTCCAGATACGTTCATCGGAGTAGTTTTTCTTTTCACCACCACCGGCAGTTTCTGCGGCTTGAACGAGTTTGGAGATTTGATCGCGGTTGCGTTTTAAATTTGCAAAAGACATATTTGTATTTTCCTTGTATAGCTGAAATATGATTTTATATTATACAACGTTCATGCGTCGTTGTACACAATTATATATACTCATCATTCGAAAAAGGCTGAATCAAGAGTATTTTGTTTTGGCAAGAAATTAAGCTGCATTGCCTCAGCTTCAAGTTTGTCCTTAATAATAGGTGAGACAAACTTTTTCATATCTTCTGGTTCTAGCTGGTTCTTCTCACAAAGATATAGAATAGCATCCAGATAACTTAATTTTAGCTCATTCACTGCATCTTCAACGAGCTTAGTAAACTTAGACTTAGTTAGAAATTCTTGTTCAATTGTCATTTCAATACCCTCAACAATATAGTATCTTCATTGATTCGACCATTAGGAGTGGTCGGTTTAGTAGTAATTTGTTTGACCAAAGTCTCAAATTGCTTTGGTGTTGAGCTGAGTGCAGATGGCAATATATCCATAGGCTTTCTCAGCGTCCATGCACGAGACTCACTGTTTATGTTCTTAATAGTAGTACCACTAATCACAAAACCATCGGTTGACTCTGTTTTGTATTCAATCAACTTACGAGTCTTTGTATTAAAACAGAGGAGATGAGTCTTACCAATAATCTGCGCTGGATTGATAGAAACAATCTTAAAGTCATTATCTTCTTTTTTGTACTTGACTTTTGAGACTTGCTTTTCCATTGACGGAGCTTTTGCAACTTTGGCTTTGCGAGTTGCTTTCGCTGCAGATTTAATTCGATCTAGATCTTCAAGCATTGCTTGACATTCTTTAATGCGGCGGTTGAGTTCTGGTCGCTTAAGATGCGAATAGCCTTCTACTGCTTGTTCACAACGCTTATGATATGCGTCTTCATAATCAAGCAACCAGCCCTCAACCACCTGACGGACGGGAAGAGCAGCGCTGCCACTCAACCCATGCTTACGAAACAAATCGTAAACATTGATAGAAGCTTTTTCACCTTCAAGCCACTCATCTTCAAGATTGAGGAGATCTTGCATGATGGTGTTTGAAATTTTAGCCTGCAGACGTTGTTGAGGAGAGAGTGTAACAACATTCGATGTTACTTTCGCCTGCATAGCTTTTTCATGATGTAATGTCTTACCCATATCAATGAGCTCAGACAGCTTCTTCACCAGAGATTGTTTCCAATACTCTGATCTCTCCGTGACTTCCTGCTGAGTGTTATACCAAAAAGCAGTAGCCGCATAATGTGAAAATTGAAATTTATAGTCAGGACAGGCCAAGATATATTTGGCATCTGTCTTACTGAAGTTGTTTTTTGTAAAAGTTTTGGTTTGTGAAATAAGATCTTTACGGTCAATTTCCATATGGAAATAGTCTTTGACTGCGTCAAAGCCTTTGTCGACCGGAGCTCCAAGTACACCAGTACGGGCACGAGCTCTAATAGTTTTCTTTTTGGTTCTCTTTGGTATAGCCATAATATTGCTCCTCAACAATCAAAAATAATATGATGGGCCTTTCTTATGAGGGCGCTCCACTTCCCACCTGCGTCTTTATTTTATAGTCGTTACAGGCTTAACCGCGTTCATCGCTCGACTGTTCCCTTTATTGTTAGATATATTCTATCACGTTTTACTGTGTTTGTAAACAAAATAATGAGCAG